CCAACCATACGTAGGAATCCACCTACAGTACGCTTTCCGTAGCGCTCTACTTCCTTTTCGTAAACTTCAGGAAGAAATTGTTGTGTAAAGTCCATGTCAGCCACAGACAAGTAATTGTCCCCAAACAATCCTTTAACAGGACGTGGAGTAAGATGCTGTAGTGCAGCACCAGTGTTTGCTAAAGCCATTTTTTATTATTTTTAAATGGATTATTATTTCTTAAACTTAACCTTAAGCTTAGAAGTGCTTTGCCCACTGTCAACTGCGCGTATTTTCCACCCGTTAGATGCCGTTACTTCTTCATGAACCCCTCTCGGATTCATATTAACGTTCTTTGTGCGTGCCATACTATCCTTCACTGCATCGGCTTTGCCTTGCTCGTAGAAGTGTTGTGCAACTTGATCAGCATTCATAGCCGTGAACAGCGATTTATGATAACCCTTGGCGTCTTTCATTTCCCCCTTTTCATTCAAGAACTTCTTGATAAAGTTGTTAATGTCACCTTGAGTTTCTTTAATCTGGCCAGCATCGTTAACTTTAAAGCGGTACTTCTTGTCTCCAACGTTATAATCGAAACCTTCGAATTTTTCGTTAAACACTTTCGCACTTTCTTGTTTAAACCTACTGGTTTGTCGTTCAGCAACTTTCGCAGCTTCTTCACTCTCTTTATTATAACGGTTAAAAAACTCAACCGCTTTTTGTTGTTCCGGATTCAATTTTGAACCCATCTTAATTTCATCGTAGTACTTAGACTTTAAACCGTCTAAGTGGTTTTTTGCTTTTGCTAATGCCTCTTTACGCTCTAATTTCTTTAAACGTATTTCGCGCTCGTCATCAAGTTCTTCATCGTAAGAAAACTTATCGCTTAATAAAAAGTCGATGTCCTCTCTGTCGTAAGAAGTATATACTGCTTCATAGTACTCGCGAAGCAATTGGTCTTCGTTTAACGATGCGTAATCCGTATTAAGCTTAACATAATCTTCAAGTGACCCACCTGTTTCGTTCATAAAGTCAACGACTTTTTGAATGTTTTCAGGCAGCTCTACGCCTGATGCGGCTTGCTCTGCCACAGCTTCTTCGATTTCGTCGGCTAGCTCCTCAGCAGCTTCTTCAACCTCTTCTTCTGTAATTTCCTGTAATACAGGTTGTTGCTCTACTGGTTCTTCAACCGGGGCTTCTTCTCCGGCAGGTTCTTCAGCTGGCTGCTCGAGGTTTTCTGCTGGTACTTCTTCGCTAACTGCGGGTTCGTCGCGTACAGGAACCTCATCTGTGCTTTGCTCTTGAACGGCATTTTGTCGTAAGTCTAGTTTGATAGTTCCATCATCATCGACGGATGCTATCGGGTTAGTTTCTTCACTCATGATAAGATATTATAAAATTGTTATTACTATAATTACCTAGGTTCAAAGGTACCTAAGCCGAACCCACTCCCAAGTATATCGTTTCCAGAGGATTCGAAGTTTTTAGGTGGTGAGTCATTTTTTCTTTGATCGATCAACTCACTTTGCTGAGTTGCTTGTAATTTTGTTCTTTCGTCCTTGCGGTCTTCTTTCTGTTGCTCTTTTGATTTCTGGCCTTCAACCTCAACCCCTTTAAGCTGCATGTTGTATTGGAACTCCAAAGCCATAAGCTCTTTCTTAGCTTCAACTTCACTTTGCATTTTCTGTTGCTCAAGCTGCGCTTTCATTTGTTCAAGCTGTGCTTTTGTTTGGAACAACGCTTGGTCTTTTTGTACCTCGGCTTGTGCCGCAACCTGTTGTGCCTGTGCGTTTGCTTGTGCCTGTGCTTGTATGTTTTCTTGCTGCATTTGTTGGTCACGCTCAAGTTTCTTCTTGCGGCGTAGCTTCAACAACTGGTTAGCTAACTTAAGGTTTTTAACCTCACGAATATCAATAGCATCCTCGAGGTCAATTAACCCTGCGGACAGTGCTGTTTGAATATTGTTTTCCAACATCCCTTTCTCTTCGTCATCTGGCGACAACTCTAGCATAATACCAAAGTCGTAAAGGTGCAATTCAGTAAGCTCATCTAATGTCGCTACATTGAAACCACCAATCTTTTGTATAAACGCATCACGCGACGGGCTGTACTCTAGTATATCAGATATTCTAAGTGACAATCCTTCTGCTACGTCAGCTGTTAAGAACAACCCAGCATCCAGTATGTGGCGTGTAGCTGTGTTTGAATTTGCCGCTGCAAGTTTCTGTACGCCAACCAACGCTCTTGCATCAGGTGATGAACCATCACGAGCTTCATTAAGACCCGTAACGTCACGAATCATCTGCAAGTAATAGTTATACGTCTGGATTAAAGTTTGTAGCTTCTGACCGCCCGCACCCGTCTGTAACGGCTGAATAGGCACTTTACCAGGGTTCATATCACCCTCTTGTGTAAATGACCTACCAATAACAGAACCCGTTTGGAAGAACATGTTTAATGCTTCTTGCGGGTTGTAGTTTGTACCGTTACCTAAATCAATTTCAGCAAGACCATCGGCATCCATATAAACACCATCAGGCATCATCTTAGATAGTACTTGCTGCATCTTTAAGTGTGTAAGCTGAACCATATCAGCAAAGCCAGTACAACGACTTACAATAGACTCGATACGGCCTTTATACATTCTAGGCGCTACAATACTGTAATTCATTTTTACTTTATTGTAATCGCTCTTAGGACGCATCATGTTCTCTGCAATACCCCATTCAAGCAGTATGCTTGTGCCCAATACTATTGCACCTTCATAAAGTACTTCTAGTGAGCGTGATGCTTTAGCAAAACCTTCAGCATCAGCCGGCGGGTTAAACTGGTCGTCACGTAGTATTACTTTCTCGGCACCTGTAGCTGTTTCTTTAATCTTGTACACTTCATTCATGTACGTCTTGTAATTGAAGTACAGTATTTGAACGGTGTTTGAATCGTAGTAGTTGTCGTTAATCTCGCTTCTATTCCAGCTACCCGTTAGGTTTTGTGATCCACTACCTTTAATTTTGTCTAAATCTTCTTGCGTTAGCGAAGGATACTGCTTCTTAAGCTCGCTAATCGGTATGGTCTTTACTTCACCAACATAATAAATGTCTTCAAAGTATGGTGATTCCGTGTACGAATACACTAGGTTAGCCGGGTCAACATAATCAACTAAAACACCTTCTGATTCAGAGAAAGTGTTTTTAACAGCACCTATACCAATGGTTGTTAAATCGTGGTATACACGTCTTTTAATTAAGTCGTACTTGTTGCCCTCTAGCAATGTGTTTATCGCAACCTCTTCAGCAATTTCAATACCCTGCTTGTAGCTGAGCTGCATATGTAACTCAAGCTCTTCTTTAGATTCCGGCAATGCCGCAGGATCGTTTTCGTATAAGTTAATACCAAATGCTTCAGCTGCATAGTCGTTGAGCTCTTTAGTTTGCATGTCTCTAATAATAGAGTCCATGTACTTTGTGCGCTTTTCAACACCGTACGGATCTTGAGAGTATGCCTTGATATCAAAAGACCGATCTGCAATACCGTTAACAACGATATCAACAAATTTAGAAAGTATTGGGACTGGCTTCCAATCGAGGTTAAGATAAGATAAATCACCATTTATGGATAGCTCGTCTTTATATTTCTGTATAGGCTGTTCACCGCGTGCGTATAATCGTAAACTGTGAAAGCTGTCTTGATTGCTTCTGAATCTTACGCTCCCTTGGTTGCCATCAAACCACTCGTTCTGAATAGCTCGACCTACCTGCAGGCCATAAGCAGGCGACATCTTTTCTTGGTCGCTAGCCACTTGGCTTGGGAAAAAGTTACTTGCAGCTGAGTTAGCCATATTGTTATTTTATTATTTTTGAAGTAAAACCGTCTTGGCTGTACCTAGCCACTTTAAGGTTTAATTTTGTTTTCTGTTGCTCTCCTACCGGCCTGTATAAATCTTTATGACATGCCATAATTGCGAGACCCGAGCTGATAGAAGCATCGTGCTTTGTACGATTGTTTATATCAAACTTAGACCAGTCATTAAGTGTATCGTTAAAATACATTGCGCCGTACTCGCCTTCACTAAGCATACCAACGTGTTCGTTAATATACATTTCAATTGCAGCAGCGTGTGCTTGCTTTATGTCTTGGCTAGAGTTCGGTATTCCACCTATCTCTTTTTCAGTTACGGAAAGCTTGTTCCATAATCTGTCAGGTCGGTTCATCGAATAACCTCTGTAGCCCCTGCGCTTAAAATGGTACAGTAACCTAGGTTTGTTATTCTCAGCAAGTAATGGCATTCCGTAAAAGACGCACGCCATTAGTACGTCTTCGAAAAATATCTCCGCTGTCTGAGGCCTAGCTATGTATTCTAGAAAGAACGTGCTAGGTGGTGCATTCTCCATGCTGAACTTTGTTAGTCCGTGCAATGCGCCTTTAGAGCCTCTGCCGTCAGTCGTGCCTGAAATATCGTAACTATCACAGCCAAATGCACCAACGTGCTCGTTACCCGGATAGCGTGTGCTATTTTTTATAATCTGCCTGTTTTGAAGATCGGCCCCTGGTACCCAAGAGACTTTAAACCTGCCTTGCGGACTAGGTATAAATACCACCTTTGTGTCCTTAACACCGTTCTCCCACTGAAAATTACCAGTGGTTATAGTATTAGTATTACGCAAGTCGGCGTTATAATCAATCTGTTCGTAGATTTTCGCTAAGTTAAAAATACTATTCTTGCTTTCATCACGAAAAGCATGGTCTGTAGTACGAGGGAACTGGCGATAGTATTCGTTTAAAGCATCCTGGTCTCCTTTAAGACCTTCAACTTCGTTCTCCCAGTAATCTATAACCCCAACTTCAATTGGGTCGCCGTGTGGTCCTAATACTTCTTCTTGAGGTGTATTAAATACCGGCTGCCCGTACTCATCAATAAATCCTTCATAGTTCCACTCCATTGGTATAAAGAGTGCGTATAATCCCGATCTTGTTTGACCATTGTTGTTTCTTTTAGTTACGTCCGAATCTAAATAAAGCTTTTTAAAGTTGTTACCACCTTTATCTAAAGCATTCGATGTACTACCCATTAAACACTTCCCGATAATACGAGCACCAAGACGCAAACACGTTTTTGTTACACGCCAGTTGTTTAATATGTTATCTGGTCTTTCCCACTTGCCGCTCTCATCGTGCACAAGCAGTCTAAGCTTTTCACCATCGTAAGAGTTATCACCAGTGTTCTTCCAGTCAATCGTAGTATCTAAACCCTCTAACTGTATCTTGGTTTCCTGTGCTTGTATGCTTTTACGTGTTAGCTTAGAAGCAGGAACCCTATATGCCAGTTCAGTCTTCGGTCTATCCATACCATCTTGAATAGGTTTGAAGAAAAACGGGTAGTTAAGGGATATGGGTACGACTTTGTCGGT